ACCTCGACGGCGACGAGGAAGAAGAGAACGCGGATCTCATGAACGAGGACCCAGCCGAGGAGCCGGAGCCGGAGCCGATGCCGGAGCCTATGAATGAGAACGCCGAGGTGGATGGTGTGCCGATGAACACGAACGAGGAGCCACCGGCCGGAACCCCGGGTGGTATGGAGATGGGCGCGACTCCAGGGGGGACGAAGACGGTCGCCGTGACGCCGTCCATGCAGCCGCCCAGAATTCCAGAGCAGAACCTTTTCGACGACGCACGTGAAAAGTAGGCCCGTAAAAAACTTGACACACATTAATGGAACAGCATCTTCGTGAGCCGTTCAGCGCCGCCGTCATCGCCGCCGGAATCACCATGGCTTACGTGTACGGCCGGGCCAAGATGAACGGCGAGAACAAGCTCAAAAACTCGGATCTCGTCAAGCCAGCCTTTCTGGTCGGTCTCCTCGTGTACTTCATCGTGAGCCAGGGTCAGGGATATTCGCAAGATCCTGCAGTCAAGGCGCCTTTTTAACTTAAGGAATTTCGTACAATAAAATAATAAATGACGACTCTCGCTGCATTCAACGAGATGATGGGTCAGTTCATCGACGAACTCATTCAGGTGTTCCCCGATGAAAAGGCATTCCAGGACGCCAAGGCTAATCCCTGGACCAAGGATGACTTCATGAAGTGCATCAACCCGTGGGCGTCCCAGATGATGCAGAAGGACGAGGCGTTCTTTTGCGACGAGAACAAGTTCGCCCGGAAGCTCAATCTGATCGCCATCTGGAAGACGGACGAGTGCACCGAGAACACCAAGAACGCCATCTGGCAGTACCTGCACTCCCTGTACATGATCGCGACGACCATGAGCATGTTCCCACCCGAGACGCTCGCCATGATCGAGTCGGCCGCCGAGAAGTGTGCCAAGAACTTCCAGGGCGGCGAGGCCCCCAACGAGGCGGCTCTCATGGCCGGCATGAATAACATGTTGGCCCAGATGCTCGGCGGCGGCGGCGGCGGGGCCAACCCCCTGGCGGCCCTCATGGGCGGGGCTCTCGGCGGCCCGCAGCCGCCCCGTCAACGCAAGAAAAAATCATCTAAGTAAGTAATAGAATGAATCCTCTGGAGGTGTTTCAAGCCAACAAGCTCCTCGAGTTTTGGCCGACCGCGAGGCAGTCGGCCCGTGAGCGCGTCTCGGCCACGGCGCGCTTCGTCATTTACAGCACGTGCATAGTCTACCTCATCAACCGGGATCCTCGCGTGTTCGCCCTCGGCGTCCTGGTCCTCACGATTCTTTATTACATGCACGTCTCCCGCATGATTTCTGACGGCAAGCTCCGTCCGGCTCAGGGCGACGCGCGCGTCCCAGGCCCCCTTCGCGACCCCGTGACTATGCCGACTATGGATAACCCCATGGGGAACGTTCTCATGACCGACTACATCGACAAGCCGGACCGGCCGGCCGCGGCGTGGTACCCCAGCATGCGCGCCCAGGTCCAGTCGGTCTGGAGCCGCATTCACCCGTACGAGCGTCAGCGTGACGCCGAGCGCAACTTCTACACCGTCGCGTCCACGACGATTCCGAACGATCAGGCTGGGTTCGCACAGGCTGCGTACGGCAAGCCGTTCGCGCCCAAGTGCCACGACCAGGGCGGTGCAGCCTGCGACCCGGATCGGTTCTATTCCACCTTCCCCGAGACGACGCAGCTGCGGGGTGGCAATGGAGGTGGTTACGGCAAATAAAATATGCCTAAAGTAATAATGGGTCGTCAGGACACCAGCAAGAACATTCTCCAGCAAAACGTCTGGATCGGCCCTGCGCAGGTCGTCCTCGAGGACCAGGTCCAGGTCGAGAGCATGCTCCGCGAGGAGCCGACGACGGCCTGGAAGAAGGGCTGGTCCGAGCAGCCGTACGATTTCCCGAACTCTTACGTGAAGCTGCCGCTGCGCGTGCTTGGCTGGGACCCGATCAGCACTTTCGCCGATCAGCAGAATACTCGTTTCGTTCAGCGTTATTTTTCTAAGTAAATGATAATATGGACCCATTGGCCCTAGCAGCAGTTGTCGGTCTTGTGTTTGCCGGTAAGCGCCTCAGTGAGAATTCGGATGAATCCTCGCGGGCGACTTTGTCAGCAACCACGAAACCCCTCCCACCCATTACACGCCGTGACATCGACTTGATGGCTCACCCGGCTGATCACGCAGCGGACGCTTTTGATCTGGCCGTGACGACGCCCAATCTGGGCCGTCGTATCGGTGATTGGCGTCTCCGTCCCAAGGATGCCGTCCGGAATCTCCAGGACGTGTCAAAGACGGCGACCCGTTTTCCTTATGGCCAGCCTGTTTACGACATGGTGAACCGCGAGTACGTCACGAACAAGATGAACAATCTGTCGCCGCTCGAACAGCCCAAGAACGTCGGGCCAGGTCTCGGTCTCGGTGCGGGCGTTGCGGCCGGCGGCGGCTTCCACGATTACTTCCGTGCTCTTCCGACCAACATTAACGAGGAGAAGCTCACGACGATCGAGGGCCGCGACGGCCCACCGAATCCCGTCGTCAAGTCTGGTCTGCCGCTGATCGGCTCGATCACCAAGGAGGCCAAGGAGACGAAGACCTGGATGCGCGAGCCGGCTCAGGGCGGCGGCCAGGGTCAGGGCGGTGCCATCGTGGGCGCCGAGGGTCGCCCGGATTTCCTCAAGACCCGGCGCACGACGATCCGCCAAGAGACGGGTCTGCGCGCCGACACGCTCGCGGACGGCCCTCCGCAGTACAACGTGTACCAGCCGTACGCATCGGGCACGACGGCCTACACCGACAAGACCCTGACACGCCTGTCGGGTTATCGGTCAAAGGAGGATCGCGCAGGCAACGCCGGCTCCATGAACGTTCGCAACGACCCCGTCAACCAGGTTGGCGCGGCGACCAATCTTCGCCCGGAGTCCAAGTCGGTCGCACCCGGCCCGATGGGCCCGACCGGTCTGAACAATAGCCGTGGTTACAAGGCGCCGCAGTACGACGATCCCCTGAACGAGCACAAGGCTGATGGATTCAACCCACTTGCCAGACCGGCCGCACTCGACATTGCCATCCAGCAGCTCGAGAAAAATCCGATCGCGCTGCCGCCCCTTAAGGTTGTTTAAAAAAATCTAGACCCATTATAAAATGAGCGGTGGTATCGTTCAGCTTGTCGCAACTGGACCTCAGGACGCGTGGCTGACCGGCAAGCCCGAAGTTTCTTTTTACCGGTCGAACTACAAACGCTACACGCACTTCGCCAACTCGGTCGAGCGCCAGGTGATCCAGGGCACGCCCATCGCCGGTGGTATCTCGACGATCCGCTTCGAGAAGAAGGGTGATTTGCTGACGTACGTGTACCTGACGGCTCGTGATTCCAACGGCTCGTCGATCGCCGGCCTGAACTGGTCGAACGTTATTGACAAGATCGACCTGTACATCGGCGGCCAGATCGTCGACACGCAGGACATCGAGTACATGACCGACATCGAGCCCGTGACCGGCGCCCAGAACTGGTCCCAGCGGTACCTGAACACGACCAGCACGACCATCAATAACCAGAAGGCTTCTTTCCTGCCTCTGAAGTTCTTCTTCTGCAAGGACTGGGCGGTCGCACTGCCCCTGGTAGCCCTGCAGTTCCACGACGTCGAGCTCCGCATCACGTGGTCGTCGACTCTGGGTACCACGGCCAACCCGACTGGTATCCCGGCCGGCAGCCCGGCCTACTCCAGCCTGCAGTACATCTGCTGGGCCAACTTCACGTACCTGGATCAGGGTGAGCGCGACTGGTTCGCCAAGACGAACCACGACCTGCTGGTGACCCAGGTCCAGCGTGTCCTGATGGGTACCGCCCCGACTCAGGAGCTGGCCCTGGCCCAGCCCGTGAAGTTCATCGCCTTCCCGTGCATCAACTACAACCAGCTGTACGCCAAGGGCTCGGCCGGCGCCATCGACACGACCCTGAAGACCCAGGTGAACGGCGTGGACGTTGGTGAGGCCCGCCATCTGACCCACTGGATCGACGTGCCCCAGTACTACAACACCCAGTGGGGTTACCTGGCTCCAAATACCACGACCGCGGGTCTGGGTACGGCGAACGTCGCGATCATCTCGTACTGCCTTGACACGGCCAAGCTCCAGCCGACCGGCACGCTCAACTTCTCCCGCCTCGACACGTTCCGCATCGTCGTGCCGCCGTCCCTGACTGGCGGTCTGTCGAACCTGGCCCCGGTCATCAACTACCCGACGCCGTACCTGTACGCCGTCAACTACAACGTGCTGAGAATCCAGAACGGGCTCGGCTCGTTATTGTATGCAAATTAGATTTTTTTCTGCATAAAGAATACACACAAGGAAAATTATGGACGGGTTCAAAAAATGCGGTTCATGTGAACGGGGTCGACAGAAACTCGATCAATTTTTGGACAAGTTCGGCCGAGATTGTTTAACTTGTCTCAAATGCCGAATAAGAACAAAAAGAAATCGCAAACCACGCCTAGAATCAGTTCGTCCGTGTGGGATGTGCACGAAGACTTCTTCGTTTAACTTCCCGGGACAAACTAATGCAATCAGATGCGTTGAACACAAAGAACCTGGAATGATCAATGTCGTTCAGAAGAACTGCGAGCACGCCGAGTGTATGAAACAACCTTGTTATAATTTACCAACCGAACACTTTGGTAAATTTTGCGCATCTCATAAAACACCTGATATGGTGAATGTCAGGGAACGGCGTTGTGAATTTGACGGGTGCATCAAGAAGCCATTTTATAATTTACACAATGAAACCAGAGGGCGTTTCTGCAAGGAGCACAAGGAAGATGGTATGATTGATGTTCTCAGTGATTCATGTCGGAGTGAAGATTGTAATAAAAGGGCGACTTTTAATCACTCGGGTCAGGGGGCAGTGTTTTGCGCAACTCACAAAGAGGATGGAATGATTGACGTGAAGACGCGGCGCTGTGAATTCGAAGATTGTATGACCATTCCAGTGTTTAACATAGAGGGTAGTAAACGTGGTATAATGTGTTCGGAACACAAGAAAGACGGAATGATTGACGTGATAAATCCGCGTTGCAGGACGTTAATGTGTGACGTCATTCTCTCGCATTCCAAGGGTTATTGCGCTCGTTGCTATGCCTATATGTTTCCGGATGAAAAGCATGGACGTTTTAAAACTAGGGAAATGAAGCTCAAGGAATATCTCATAGCTCAGTATCCAGACAAGACGATCACACACGATAAACGCGTCGAATGTCATTTGTACCGCCCAGATTTTGTTTTTGATATGGGAAGTCATACGATCGTGATTGAATTGGATGAAAATCAACACAAGTCGTATGATACGTCGTGTGATAATAAACGGCTCGTGAGTATTTTTCAGGGTCTAGGGTCGAGACCAATGGTATTGTTACGCTTCAACCCAGACCGATACGAGTCGGCTAGGGGATGTTTCAAAAAGGACGGAAGCCTCGTGGATAACGGGAAGGAATGGAATACCAGGACGGCTATTCTCAAAACTAGAATAGACCATTGGCTCGCTAATCAGCCCGAACGTGAAATAACAACAGAACATCTTTTCTTCGATACTCACAGGGGGTAACATGCAACTCTGGCACTGGCTTCTCTTGCTCGGTCTCGTCTTTCTGGTTTCGTACAATCCACGCACGGGAAATCTCGGTAAATTTTTTGGTCCAGAAGTATCAGTAGAGGGCCATGTCGAATCCTCGAGGGACTCGCGAGAGGCACAAAGCGATAGCAATCCCCGTAAGCGTAGTGAATGATGTCCAGCACTTTTTGGTCGTCCATGACAGGCGGTATAAAGAGTGGACTTTTGTGACCGGCGGGTGTCGCCGACGAGAGGTCTATAACCCACTTCGGTGTGCGGTTCGAGAACTCGAAGAAGAAACACGTGGTGTCATAAACCTGAAGCGGGGGACCTACACCTACTTCAAGTTTTCGACGGACACTCCCGAACCTCGGGACATTGAAGATGGAGTCGACGTGATAAATCACTATCACGTGTACGTCTTCGATCTCCCCATGTCTTCCATAGAACATCGGCACATCGTCCAAAGGTTCACGGACGAAAAGGAGAAGATGGAGTGTTCGCAGGTGCCGTTTCGCAAGAATTATGATGAGAATGATGATTGTAAATTCGAGAATCTCGCAGAGATCAGCCGACGCCCCAATCTCTGGCCCATGATTCGACAACACGTCATAGGGAATCCTGAATTTCTTCAGGCTCTCAGCACGTCCCACAAGACGCCGTTCAATTTGCGGTGTTGACGGACCAGTCGCGCAGCGGCTGTGACGCGGCGATAGAGACGTAAATAAGTTCTACGAAGTTATTAGAAATGACGAAATCCAAACTGGAGTTTGCTACTGAACTTGCGGCTCTCCTCAAGGACGGGTCCGAACCCCAGAAGCTCGCGCAGGACATGACGATGCGTAAATTGCTTTATGAAATTGAGCGTCTCGAGCAGGAGGCCAAGCCAGAGCCCGCCCCCGAGCCCGAGGCCCCGCCGCGTCAGAAACGCCCCAAGCCTTTTTGGGCCTGGTTGACGGTCGACTCGTCGGACGAAGATAATGACGAGTAATATATATATATGGACCCAGCCGTACTCGTCAAGACGGTCCTCAAGAACGTGTCACAGAATGCGACGGCAATAGATATTATAAGACAAATTACATACTTGACAGGGACGGACCATCCAAAGTCCCTTTATGTCCTAGGCGAAATTGTGCGTATGAGCGAATCCGTACTCGATCCGGATGTTCTCAGACAACTCCGGATGTTGATGAATGAGGGACTCGTCCATCTCATCGCTGAGGAGATTTACGCCGTATCCAAACCTAGATGTTGCGGACTACTTTAAGATCTGGGACGCTTGAACCCTAATGGAAAAATGGCGGGTCCCGAACGGGCCCGGAACCCACGTCCTCATGGACGGCGGGATCCTATCCGTCCCACCCGAAGAGACTCTCCAATTTTACGAGGCGTGTGTATCTCTCGTGAATTCTGGAACTAAATTATACGTCGTCGAACAAAAGACGGAGCTTTTCAAGTTCTTTGTGGACTTTGACTACAAGGCTCCTGAGAAATTGGATGATGCCGAACTTTTGCAATTTTGTTCTATAATTCAGGGAGCAGTACCGGGTCGGTGCGTCATAGCCCGGGCCAGGGTCCGTCCGGTCGGGGATGGTCTTCTCAAGTCTGGGGTGCATATTCATTGGCCGGATCTCATTGTGTCTCGGACCGATGCTCTTAATTTGAGATCGAAAATCATCACGAGTCTTGGAGACGGCCCATGGGACCAGGTGATCGATGCGTCTGTCTATGGCGGCTCGGGACTCCGCATGCTCTGGTCCCACAAGAAACCTGCCGGTGATCCTTATGTCCCATGGCGGGCTCTCGACGGCCAAGAGTTTTCAAAGGCGCCGAACGTCGAGACGCTCGCGCTCTTTGCAGTCCGGACGGACGAAACCACGCGCCCGACCGAACTTCTGCAGAATACGGCCGGGCTAGAGAGATTCGTCCAGAGGTATCTAGAGGGCCAAGGGCGCGCTCATATCAAAAAGGTTCAGAGAAACGAGCACGACGGATGGTTCGCCCAGACCGACTCGAAGTGGTGCGCCAACATCAAGCGCGAGCACAATTCGAACCACGTCTGGTTTTCGATTCATTCAGGGCGGATCTCGCAAAAGTGCCTCGATGAAGAGTGTCGTGAGTTCCAAGGTCCAAAACTTATTCTTCCTCCATCAATAGTAGAGCAACTCGAAGATGTTGCTGTTGTGGGTAGTCCTTCTTCTGGCTTTGTTATGGATATTTTTCCCAATGGGTCAGGGTGTCAGATTCAAAAAGTACGAG